TATTTATAACTAACAAGGCGGAAGATCAGGATGCTTTCGACCTCGCCCTGTAATCTCCTTCATCTCCTGCTCCAGAGTAGGCTGTTCAGAATACTTATCGACCTTCTGGCGGTATTTACAAACGAAAACTAGATATTTTTCTAATTTTGCATCATAAAAGACGTTCTTAACGTACCAAGAGCCGGGTTCATCTATAACTAAAGCGAAGGGGTCCTCAGTCGGCTCAACCGGGACAACTTTGCATATTGCGAGTTCATTCATGGTATACTGTGTGTAGGAATTAAGCACCTCTATATTAGAGGTTTCCTACCGAAAGAGCAAGAAACGCTATCTTATGCCTCTCCTTGTGTTTTCGGGCGTTATACTAATAAACGAACGAGCGTTCGACAGAGACAAATAGTGTGATTAGACGATAATGATTGAAATTTTTGTGTGGCTGTAAATGTATTAGTGAAATGAAGACAGAAGTGGAAAACGCGTTTTCCTTTCTTCACCTCGTAACTCTAATACCCAACGTACCACACAAATTTATAGATCGAGATCACGAATGTCAAGCTCTATTGTATTGTTATAATATAATTATATATATTTGTAAACTACTAATGATCCCACAGAAAATAAGATCTCCGAACGTGAAATGCCCTCTCCTACCATAAAGTACCGTTACCCTCACGAGATTCGTGTCACGATGTTCGTACATAGTCCCCTATATAGTCCCCTATGCCCCCCTATGCATGGCTGGCTCCCTAGTATGCCCTGAGTCTGCTAAGGAGTATGCCTATAGAGGAATGCACCCTATGGTGCATGTACGAGTACGCTTGACAGTATACCCAGAGTATGCTATGATAGTACACAATGAAACAGAGAGAAAACAGAGAGGCAGCCTCGGAGTGTGCTAGCAGATGCACACTCAAAGCAACGTCATCGCATATTGCGAGTACGTCTAATAGCATCCTCAAGGCAAGCCACGTTGTAGCCTTATGCTTCTGTAGTCTAGCCCTTGGCTTACTCTCAGGAGTGCTACAAGTAGCCTACTGATCTGACTCCTCCTCCACCGGTGCAGCCTCTGCAAGTCCTGTTAGGTG